TTTTTTTTTTTTTTACTTTTCCTTTTTTAAATCCTTTTTTTTAATTATTTAGCAAAAATATCCCAATTTTCAAATTTTGAATTCAAAATGAAATCAAATTTTGAAGAATTCAATCTAAATTCAAATTTTGAATTCAAAATCAATTCAAATTTTGAATAATTCGATATAAAATTCAAATTTTGAATTCAAGTTCAATTCAAATTTTGAATTATTTACATTTAAATACTTAAAGCCATTGCGATACTTTTACATAGAGTATCGTAACAAAAATCAACAACCGTACCAATGAAGCCTGCCCAAACTACGCAGCAACCCACGCTGACCCTCACCAACAAGCGCATACACGACTTTTACACGGCGAACCCGCACATCAGCTTTGAATCCATGAACTTGGTGCTTCTGGACCTCATCGAACAGCTGCACAACGACATCAGCAAACTCAGCGCGGCAACCGCGACCGCAGAAATATTGTCCTGCGTTCGAGAGATTCATACCGGCATGGCATCGTTAGGAGACGCCTTAACGGTTAAACTGCACGACCACAACAAGACCTTCATTGAAACCACCAAACTGGTCATTGGAATGGCATCCAGCGAAAACGCGGATAAAATAACCCAGCTGCTCAACCGAAACACGGACGCGTTTATCGAGAGAATGAACAACAGCATTCCTAAACTGAACGAAGAAAGCAACCGCCGCGTGCAGCAGCTGCTCGGGGACGTGCAGCAGTCTCTCCAGGTCGACATGCGAGCCATTCTGGAAGCAACCAAGGGTCGCGGTGACACGCAAGACCGCGGGGTACTGGACGCGCTTGAAACTCGCTTGCTCCAGCAGCAGCAACCGCTGTTTTCATACTTGTCAGCCAACCAGGACCAGCTGGTTTCGCACATTGCTGGAATAAAGGAAACCGCGCTCGTGGGCCAAGCCGCATCCGACAAGCTGTTTTCCGAACTCAGCGAGTTCTTGGGAAAGTACCGGTCGTCCTCGCAGTTCAAAGGTCAGTGTTCTGAAAACATGCTGGAAACCGTTCTCAACAAACTGTACCCTACCGCCGATGTTGCAAACACCACCTCTGCGAAAGCATCCGGGGACTTTGTTATGAAACGCGAGGACCGACCAACCATCATGTTTGAAAACAAAAATTACGAGAGAAACGTCAACCTTGACGAAGTCAAAAAGTTTTTGAGAGACGTTACCGACCTTCGCTGCAGCGGGGTCATGATGTCCCAGCAGTCGGGAATCGCTTCCAAACCAAACGGATTCATTGAAGTGCATGACACCAACGTGCTTGTTTACTTGCACAACGTGGACTACTCCCCCGAAAAAATAAAAATGGCGGTTGACGTTATTGACAACTTGACCACCAAACTCGAAACAATTGCAGCGCACGAAGAACTGTCGGGCATTGTAATTCGAAAGGATGTGCTAGACCGCATCAACGAACAGTTTCAGTTTTTCATGGCTCAAAAAGAAACGCTTCTCACCGCAATGAGAGATTCACACAAAAAAATCATTTCACAAGTGGAAGAACTGCGCTTACCGGACCTGTCTGCATTCTTGAATGATAAGTACGCATCCATTCAAAACCAGCAATTTGTTTGTGATGTTTGCAATCTCTCGTTTACAAATCGCAGAAGCTTGGCTTCTCATCGAAAAATGCACAAAAACAAACCGAACTCATCCGCTCTACCCGACGAAGACGAATGACCAAAACCGACCAAGATATGAGTAACAAACGGATGTTATAAAAACAAACGTAGCCACATTTTCAAAACAAACATTCGTAAAATCGAGAGATTTCATTCATTCATATCATATAATGTTTCACGAAACGAAACATTATAACATGTTTTCTTTTTTTCAAGTTTCGGGTCGGCATATGCCCAGACACTTTCCAATTTCTTCAAACCGCGTTGCGTACTTTTTTATTTCAAGCTTATCGTCCGCAGAGTATGGGCCGGCGTCAATGTGTTTCAACAAGTTGTTCATTTTACAGTCGGTTTCTTTTTTGGTTGCCATATCTGAAAATACTTGACGTATTTTTTGTTCATCCGGTTTTGAACGCATTGTACTTGCAAATTTGAAAAGTAGGGTATTCATAAAAAACGCTTCCATTGCTTTTTTAAGTGCAGGAAGGTCTTTCAAGTCTACGTTTAGCCCCTGCCCTTCCTTAGTTTTCATTGAACTGATTAACGTGTTTTTAGACAGTTCATCTCCTAACGCAACAATGTCCTTGGGTTCACAACCGTTACTAGCACCCTCAATCAACGTTTCACCGCCTCCGAAACGAAACGCTTCATGGGAACTGGCTCGAATGTAATGGACCGCGCTTACACAAATGACAAACACCGTGAACACTGCTGCCACAAATAGTACGCTTTGATTTTTTTGGGTTGCAAAACAATCTCTCAAAAATAAACGAAATGGTTTCATTGTTAGGTTGTTAGGTTCCTTTTACAATAATTAGAGAGATTTAACTATTAGTTTGATTTACTTATCTTATTTTATTTTGTTTTCGTTATTTACTTATTTCACTAGATTAAATAAATAATGTAACATAATATTATATAGTGTTGTAATTGATTGATGTGCTACAGTGTTGAATCTAGTGCGAAGACCACGTTATTATCACTTACTGCCATTATTGTTTTGATACGGTCGAATGTTCCGCATTTTCAATGGATTGGTGCAATACTGATTGGATGGTGCGGTATGCAGTTTACGGAGTTATTGTTATGGCTCACCAACCCGCGTAAATCGTGTACACCGATGAATAAACTAATAACGCTTACACTTATTCCGTTCACACTACTACTTCAACCGTGCGGCACAGTTTTTGGGTCATTTTTTGTAAAACCATGGTCTGAATGCAGTCCACTCCGTAAAACATTTATTGTAATATGTGTGGTGATGTCTTTCATTATGGTGTCATATTTTTATTCAGACCCTGTGAAATATTGTACTACAGTTTCACCGAATGGTCACCTTAATTGGTCGCTAACTTATAATTCTGAAAATCTAACGACGGAATATATTAGAACTTATTATATATGGGCTTTGGCAATATTATTTCCTATTCTATTATGGGATATTTCATATAAGATAGTCGTTGCTATAAGTATAATACCATTACTTTCATTTTTTATAGGATTAAAAACAGATTCCAGTGCAAGCATTTGGTGTCATTATACGAGCTTTACATCAATCATGGCATTGATACTATATGGGTTATACAAATTTAACATTTACAATATACTCAAGTAATCTCATTCACAGTTAGTTATTTCGATTCGGTTCGGGTCGTTTAGGTTGTGTTCATTTTGTATTGAAATCTCTCAAATTTTTCGAATCTGACTTCATGATACATCCCCTTTCTTGTTTTACGCTGTTCATAGAACATCCAGTTGGGTGAAGGTCATGGTACGAAACCTGTAGTTGTTTACCCGTGCGACTGTCTTGCACAGTATAAAAAATCGACTTTTGCGGTTTTGCGTTCAAGTCGACGCTGAGTACTTTGTAACCATATGGTTCAACCACTGTGCCGACAGGCAACGAAAATCCCGACTTTGAATAAATTTGGAACCGAGCCGCTTGGTTAAGCCCGCGGTCGACCGTATTTGCAGCTGTGAGTTCGAAAACGGCATCTTTAAATCGAGAGATTTTTCCAGCAAAACTAAGCATTTTGTGAAGAAGACCCATTCCTCGGTGCTTTTCCGAAACAGACACGGTATGAATATACACGCGCTTTTTAGGAGACTCCGGCAGTTGTTCCGGAAATATTTTTAAAAACAGTACGGAAACAATTTCCGTTTGTAGTGTAATAAAAATGCTCACGTTTGTTGGTTCCACTTGAGCCAGTCCTGCATTTTCAAATGCATTTTTGATTAAATTATCAATTTGTTGTTGTTCATTTGGAGACAACGCGCTTACCAGTTTTATATGCGTTTTAGTTTTTATTTCTGTACTGGAAGTAAGGGACTGTCCTCCACGCGTTCTTCGCGGCAAAGCAGCACGGACTCGTGTACGCTTAACCCGCGATAACGGCAACAACTTCCGTCGCCGTCTTATTGTTTGCATCCTCATACAATATAAGCGAGAGATTTATATTGTATATAAATAATTTAATTTGAAACGCTATGGCGACATTAAACGAAGGACCGGCGCTCTACACACGGGACATTCGTTTTTTAACATTTTTGAATAACATCCCGAACAACACGTGGCGTGTTCACATGGAGAAAACTTCACATTAATTGCATACGTGTTGCACAAAATGCACTGGGCTGTCTCGTCATTTGTTTCTTGCTGGGAGTAAAGATGGTCGACTGATAACAAGTTTGTCGGAGGCGGGTTTGACGAGGACGGAGGAACAACCATTATTCCAATGTCCATGGTTATTCGTGTGTAGTAGCCCAAGTAGCCAACCCGAGCGTATTCGTTGTCGCACATGCGAACCCTTGACCCTTGTGCGTCGTTTCTCTCGAAAAAAACGCTGTTGTTAATGTTTCGAGCAACGTTGAAAACAATGTTTGGTGGAAGGTCCGGCAAATCAATGGTAACCATCTGGTTTACCAGGCTAGAACTGTTAAACATTAAATACGAACTATAGGGCGACATGTACGACTTTTTGATGCTGCGATTCGGGTCGTAAACGAAATCCCGGTAGGCCCAAGCTTGATAGTTACGACACGGCATCCAACTTGAGCGCGACGTTGCTGAGTGGCTTATTATAAACGCGTACACGTCATTCATGTCAATAATTGGTAAAGCGGTAGCGAGCCTATCGTGCACGTTTTGTCGCACGGTTAGATGATGCCCCGGACCCGTGGCGCCCGAACCCGCCTCTTCGTCACTTTCAGTAGTATGAAATTCTTGTCCCGTTGCTGCGGTTGCAGTTGCCGCGGTTGCAGATACATCATCCACACGCGCAATGTACGTTGGCAAATATGGGTCGTTTTCCGGGCGGTATACAATATAATCTCTCGTAATAAATGGAACTTCTTTGTAGTAGTGTTCGCGCTCTTTATAGTTTACATAAGCATCCCGTAGCTCAGGTGCCGGACGGCTCCAGTGTCCAGCGTTCAAACCTCGAATCCATATATCCATTTCTCATATATACATTAGTCGACCCAATTTGCATTTAAATAATTTGTGCTGATTCATAAAACAAAAATATACTTTATATGTATATACACATGTATTTTGATGTTGTCATTATTGGTGGAGGAATAGCTGGCCTGTACGCGGCTCGACGCATTCAGCAGCTCGCTCCCAACAAGCGCATCATGATTCTTGAAAAATCCGGAAAATCGGGCCTGGGTGGGCGAGCCGGAAATGAATTGTTTTACGGCACGGAACTTGCCATTGGCGCTGGGGTGGGAAGAAAACACAAAGACCATCGCCTGCTTCAACTTCTGAAACAAACCAAAGTGCAAACCTCGGAATTTGAAGCCACGCGCGAGTACTTTACTCCGTTTCAGCCAGTGGACATTGACCGCGTAATGCGGCAACTGAAGTCCCGTTACAAAATGAATCCGGCCGCGTATAAAACGATGAGCTTCAAAGAGTTTTTCATACGCGTGCTCGGCGAGACGCAGTACCGCCAATTTGTTGTTACTTCTGGATACACCGACTATGAACGCGCCGACGTGTATGAAACGCTGTACAAATACGGAATGGACGACAACACGTGCGGCGGATGGACCGCTGTCCACGTTCCGTGGCACCAACTTGTGGAGCGACTTTACACTGGTATCGGCAAAGAGTGCTTCAAGTTTTCATGTGAAGTTACTGGGATTCACCCCGTAGCGGCTGGCGAGTCCACAACCAAAACACAGTTTCAAATTCGTGTTCGACATGCCCGTCCAATGTACTGCGAGAAAGTGGTTATTGCCACTACCATATCTGCCACCAAACGCGTGTTATTCAATTCTGACGCCTTCAGCAAAGCAGCCACTGCATACAATCAAATCCACGGACAACCGTTTTTAATGGTATACGCCAAATTTGATAAAAAATCAAGCGATATACTGAAACCGCTTGTCAAAACATTCACGGTAGTATCGAACCGGCTTCAAAAACTTATCCCCATGAACCCCGACAAGGGCGTGTACATGATTGCATACACCGACAATGCCCACGCAACCGCGTTACAAAGACGGTTGGAAAATACGCGCAGTAATTGCGACGCATATGCCGAATGGGTAGAAGAAGCGGTTGGCATTACCGGCAGCGGGCTGCACCTGCATATTATCGCTATAAAAAGTTATTATTGGTCGGAAGGCACGCACTACTACGAGCCCCTTGGGCACAACCACGCGAGTCGAGACGAGTTTATTAAACACGTTCAAAATCCGCACGAGGGTGTAGCGGTGGTGGGTGAAGCGGTAAGCCGTAATCAGGGCTGGGTAGAAGGCGCACTGGAAAGTGTTGATGCCGTTATAACAAAAGGGTGGTTAGCGTAAAGGACCGTTTAATAAAGTTTCCTCCGCGATTTGCGCTTAAGGAAGTTTAAGTATTTTTCGCAACAGCGGCTGCATGTCGTTTATTTCGATGCGCAAGTAATCGCAATTTGCGTTGTTGGGATGCAAGCAAATAATGTACATTCCTGTAACGCAAATGCCGTACTTTTCCGTGAGAATCAGCTTGTACAAGTTCAGCTGAAGGCTGTAGTGCCAGTAGTTCGTGTCGGGAATCGTCTCCATACCCGGCGTGAGCGACCACTTGTTGAACGCGTCGTTCTGCACAATTTCCTTGCACCGCTTCCAGTCGTAGATGCTGAATGTGCCCGTGGACTTTCCGGTTACCGGATTCACATTTTCAAACAGCATGTCAATGGTTCCAGACAGCTTCAACTCTTCGTGAAACACGGTCCATTCGGTTCGGTACGGTTTCAACGAGCGACGAAATGTGGCATCAAAGTTTTTAAAATAGGCGAGTTCTCGACTTGACTCGTACGACAGGTCGACTACATCCATTCCATCATTGTAATACGCTTCAATTGCCGCATGCATGCGCGTGCCTTCTTGTGCGGCCGCATCTCGATTCGTTTCCCACTCCGCTTTGATTTCGTCCCTTGTTTTTCCAATGTACTTTTTGTAGCGCTCAGCGCGGGGCCAGTACGGCGACGCCATCATTTTGTCGATTACCGCATCACTGTCGAATGCTTCAAAGTGTGAGTGCACCCATGTGGTTACTGACACGTACTCCGACGTTTCAGGAGAGGTGTGGTTGTCGACCGTGTAAACGTGGGGTCCGGGATGGAACTTGATTCGGGCGTCGCGTTCATGCGGGTTCAACTTCTGCAGTCGGTTGCTATGCGCAACTGTGATATCGGTATCAGTCGAGTTCATCGAGCAGAGTATTCAAATAGTCAAATAATAACGTGGCCCGAATACACTTCTCAATTTTATTATTTTTTATTATTGTTATTTCAGTCGTTAAAAACCAAAACCCAAAAATAAAAAATAAACATTGAGTTCAAATTGACTATTTTTTATTTTTTATTTTTATTGTTGTTGTGTATACCCAATTCCAAAAAGAATGGCATCGTCGCCTAGTTTCCAATGCCAGCAGTGCAAACGAAAGTACAAACAAGTTACCAACTACAACCGACACGTTGCCATATGTTCCCTTGTAAACTCAAAAAGTGTGCAAGAAAGCACTATCAACGCGAAAATATATAGCGACGCAGAAGAGCTGGCGTCTCAAGTTCCTAGCCCAGCACAGCTTTATTCGGTGGTCCAGCATTTGGCAACCACCGTCATGCAGCTTCAAGCCAAAGTTGCGCACTTGGAACAGTTGGCATACATTCGTAAACCGAAACACGACGCGCGGGCCCTGCTCGTGCAGCAAAATGCCGTTCCTCAGGTGGCGTTTTGCAGATGGATAATGAACCGAGTGGTGGCACACATTACGCGAGACACGCTAGTGGAGTGCATTTTTCGAACCCCCAACCTGATTGACGCCATGTGCAAGCTGATGATAAAAGAAATTGCGGGCAATGACGGATGGTCCCCAATTTACGCGGACGATTCCAAAAGCGGCTACTTCTTAACGTACGAAGTGTCGCCGTTTTCGAAAGCGGTAAGTGCGTGCGACTGTGATGGCGATACCGCAACCAGCAGTGGCGGTAGCAGCGACAGCGGTACCGCTGCTGATACGGGACTACAAGAGTGGCGCCCCATGTCGAGTGAAGCGTTTCGTTGGATGATGAATGTCGTGCACCGTCAAATTCTCAGCGAGTACCACTTGTGGACCGAGGAGTGCAACGACAACAGCGACGAGTTCATTGAAACCAGCATGCGATATGGCAGCGTGCTGCTGGGTGGAAGCATGGACTGGTCCACTTTGGTTACCCGTTTCGGAACCAAGCTCTGGTCGCTGATGTGCGAAAAACAGAGAGAAAGAGAGAACCCGCATCAGGCGGTTTAAACAAAGATATACATTTATATTGGATTAAGATTTTACGAATATAAATATATAAGCATTAGCAGCATTAAAAAGCATTAAAAAAGAACCAAAACAAAGAAAACCGGAATCAAATTGAATAAACCAATAAACCCATGTCATCTTGGAAGAAGGTGGGTTCTTTTTCTAGGCGGTCAAAATTCAACTACGTTCGAGCACCCGATGCGACCGTTGACAACGCGTCCGTAACGCACACTATCGGAGGCCAGCTCGACCTGGGTGAGTGGAGCGATGCGTCCGGAAATACGCGAGAGCTCACTATCAAAAATCGCATCATCAATGTGTGTGACCCCAGCGGCCCGCAAGATGTGGCGACTCGGGCATACGTGGATAATTTTTTTGCAAATCGGGGCGGATTAGGCGGTGATTCAGTTGCACAAACGCTGCCCGGACCGCAAGGGCCCCGCGGTCCAGCCGGTGTAGCCGGCCCTAGCGGCCCCAGCGGTCCCCCCGGCCCCATTGGCCCGCGCGGAATTCAGGGCGAGCCCGGGCCCACCGGGCGAGATGGCGCATTTGTGGGACGCGGTGACACGGGTGCCGCCGGTCCACCCGGCCCTACCGGAACTACCGGAGCCGTGGGTCCGCAAGGCACGGTCGGGCCAACCGGGGCAAGAGGTGTTCAAGGCATTCAAGGTTCCAGCGGCTTGCTGGTGTACTTGAACCCCGACGGTGATTCGTTAAGTGACGTCGGCATTCCCGACAGCTACTTGATGTCCACGACGAACGTGAACTTCAGCACGCGCGTGATGGACTTTACCGTGGAAGCCAACGAAACCAAGCCGCTGGTGTTTTTCTGGAACACGCGATACAACATCACGCAAGCGCAAACGTCCATTCCCGGCGGTGAAGTGTGGACGCTGAACCTGTTTGCGAAACCGGTGACGTCCGCCGACATTCAAAACATTGAACTCAAGTTCAAGGTGTTTCGAGTTACGAGCACGACGCAAGCGCTGGCCACGTCGTTTATCCTGGACACGGCGGGAACCACGATGCCGCCCGTTAACCTGCCGTCCAACGTTTTAAGCGTGGGCACGGTCAGCACCGGGGCGCGACTGAACTCGAACGGTATTGCGTTGTACCAGATGGCGCTGGAAGTGCCGTTCACTGATGTCAGCGACCCTAATACCTACTTGCAGGTGCAAATTTATGCCACCAACTTGGACACGGACAGAACGCATTACTGCAAGCTGTACTTTCAAAACACAAACGGGGGTTACACCGACCCAGTTACCGGTATAACGTATCCGTCTACGTATTCCTACGTTCGTACCACGTTTGGTGCGGCCGGCATTCAAGGCGCACCAGGAACACAAGGACTGCAAGGCAACACGGGACCCAGCGGACCACGAGGCTTTACAGGTAGTCAGGGAATACAGGGCATTCAAGGCGATACCGGAACTCAAGGTCCGCCCGGAATTCAAGGTCCAACCGGCGGCGCCGCAGGTCCCAAACAAGCCATTCAGTTCAAGCATCCCGTTACCGAAGTGATGGCTGGAACGCAGTACTTCCTGTTTGACGCCAGCGACAACAACGGCACCATGTACGTGCCCAACGTGGTGATGAAGGACTCGACGCGGGGGTCCGTCATTACGTCGCACCGCATTGACGTGAACGACGTGAACGACACCACGGTGGCGCCGGTGTACTTGAGTTCCGGCGCGTACGGCAGCACGAACTACAGCACCGGGTTTTTAACGGTGGGTATGAAATACGATTCGGGTGCAGGGGCGGGGACGGTTTCAAAACCGTCCACCTCCAGTGACATAAACTTCGGGTTCCAAACGTCGTACGGGCTGCAGTCGGTTGCGGTGGGTGCTGCCGCACTGGGGCCCAGTGCGCTGTACGCGTACCGCCTGTCGCGCCGAAACGGGGGCAGCGCGTACAACACGATGGAAATCCTTCAAAACGGCACACGGTTCAACCTGAATGCGGACCGCTTTTTGCTGAGCTCGTCCGACGGCAACACGAACGGTGCGCAGTACACGCTAACGGATGTGGCGGCCCCCGTGTACAACGCTGCCAGCAGCTTCATGCTGAGCACGCGGGTGGGGACCAACGCGCCGGGTGACGCGTATCCGGTATGGATTTCGTGCCACCAGGGCACCGGCACGTACGGCAACACGGGCGCCATGATAAAAATGAAGGACGACGAAATCGCGTTCATGGGGTCGGTACGGTTCTTGAAGGGCATGAACATGACGGGCGCCACTGTGAACCTGGACACAGACGCAAGCGGCACCGTGAACATTGGCGCGCAGTCGTCCTATGTCAATATTGGTAACGGGTCACAGATTACAGCAATTAGTATTGGAAACGGCGCAAGCAGCGTGCCGACGACCATTGACATCGGCGCCAAAACGTCAGGGTCTATCAATATTGGGTACAGCATGAGCGGTGACTTGAACCTGGGCACCGGCGCTTCAGTCGCCAATGTGAACCTGGGTACGGGTTCATTATTAGCCAACTTGAACATTGGAACCGGTATTTCAACCGGCACTATCAACGTTGGTACGGGCATGACCAGCAACGGCACAATCAACATCGGCACGTCGGCCAACGGCGGAAAAAGCACGATAAACATTGGCGGACCGGGCGACGAGGTCAACGTGGTGGGTACGCTCACTTACATTAATACCACGAACTTGGACATTTCCGACAAACTGATTACGCTGAACAAGGGAGCTACGGCAGGGTCGACCACGATTCGAGGGGCTGGTATACAGCTGACTCGAAAAGACGGTCCCGGAACAACCGACACCTTTCCGGGGTGGGTGAAAACCGACACGACCAACCAAGCACGGTCATGGGAAATTGTCCCGCCCAATCATCCCGTGTCGGCGTTTGCAGAAATTGGGAACGGGCTGGCGGTGTGCAACATTACCAACGCGAACATCACTGAGACGACGTTTCCGGTGGTTGGACTGAAAACCACGCTGTCGAATCCGGCGATTCCGAATGCCCAGAACTTGGTGCTGCACCGGGACGGGAATGTGGGCATCGGATACGCTGATGCGCGCGAAGCCAGCATTCCGAATTTTCCGAGCAGCTTGCTGCACGTGGAAAGCACAGCCGGGAACCAAATTGTGCTGGGCGGTGGAAACGACAGCGGCTCCACCAACTACGTGCGCACGTTCCTGTCGTCGCCCACATCGGGAAACAGCCGCGCCATTCTGGTGGTGGGACGCGGGTCCGATGCGGGGCCCAGGGTTACCGCCGCTTCCGCGATTACACGCGGGTTCCGGCTGGCGTACGTGGAATCAGACTCGGCGTCCAGTTCCACGCTGACGCTGGCGTGCACGCAAGGTGGCACAAGCTTTGCAACGCCTAACCTGACGTTTTTTCGGAGCGACGGCACAGCGCTGTTTACGAGCAACGCGTGCATTGATAACAGCCGGTTTTTCCGAATGTACAACTCGACGTTTTCAGTGACGTCTCCAAGTGTGAACCTGACGTTTGAAGTGAACGGTGGAAACGGGGCCATGCGCATTGGAAATGGAGCGTATGTTGCAGCTGATGGAAATGCGGGGTCACTAACGCTGGGAAGCCATATTGTTTTAAATGCAGACAGCAGTATTACACCGAATACAAACAGTCGTCCATCTGGACGGCGCGGTTTGTTGCGGTTCAACGACAGCACCAACTCGGCTGAAATTTTTGATGGGTCGTACTGGGCGGATGTTGGGTACTATGCCGGGCTTCCGCTGGGGGCAATTATCGCATACCCGTCGGATACGGCTCCAAATGACACATTTTTGTTATGCAACGGTGCTGAAGTAAGCCGGACCACTTATGCTAATTTGTTCGCATTGATTGGCAGTACTTATGGTAACGGAGATGGCTGGTCTAAGTTTAACTTGCCAAATATTCAAGGACGAACCATTGTTGGCAAGGGCGCAGGTTCATTCACTGCATTGAACCAAACTGGAGGAGCAGAAACAGTTACGCTAGATATAAGTCAAATACCATCACATACCCATCCCGTTTCAATTCCATCTCTAACAGTGCAGGCAAGTGTAAGTTCTACCTTTACGGGAACTGAGAGTCAGTCTGGTGCTGGAACTGCTCATAGCCATTCGATTACAGATCCAGGGCATTCCCATTCGTATGAGGATTATCTTGCGTCAAACCAAAATGGGAACTGGAGTGGGTCTGGCTATAATATTGCAAGGTCAGGAGTCAGAACCGCTACTAGTGCTCAAAGTACAACGGGTATTTCTCTAGGACAAGAATCGTCTCACACGCATGCATTTACACCATCCGGAACTGTAGCATCTCAGTTTCAGGGTGGTAAAACCGTAGCATCACAAACAAGCGCAGAAGCAAATGGAGGCAGTGGCTCGCACAATAACTTGCAGCCTTACATTGTATTAAACTACTTTATCAAAGTTACAAAAGAGTCAAACCGTTACAATACAACACTCACCTCGGATATTCGTGTAAAATGCAATATCAATGCAATAGACTCGAAAGACGCAATTGAAGCTATACGGTTATTACAACCCAAACGGTATGAGTATATTGATAGAAATATGTCGGTATTTAAGCAACACATCGGATTTATCGCACAAGAAGCAAAACTCTGCATTCCTGAATGTGTCCATACAAAAAAGGAATTTATTCCGAATATTTACTCCATGGCGAAACTTACATCGTCAGGTCCGTCAGGTAATGCGGTCCTAACATCGGTTCAACACCCTATAGCTAAACTTATACGCGACGACCTGCTTCGAACTACAGATGTAATTTTGAACACAACGCATCCTTCGTGTTTGAAAGACATAAAACTCAAAATGTTCAACAAGTCCAAGGAATGTTTTTATGTGTGCTGCGTAGAATCCATAGACGATTACAACATCCTCGTAGAACCACTAGATGCAACCACAACGGCAGTACTTTTAAGTGCGGACTATTTCGTTTACGGTCAGGAAATAGAGGACTATCATTATATGAATAATGATGCTGTATTTTCTACACTGGTATCCGCGTTTCAGGCGTTGGATAAAACTTGTAAGCGTCAAGAACTATTAATAAATGCGTTAATCGAAAAAAATAATTTAAAACTATGATACATCCAAATATATTAGATATACAATCAATGACCGATAAAATTAATATATTTGATAACTTTTTAACGCCCGATGAATTGGAAAAATGTGCAGAAGCGGTATCGCGTCCGGCATGGAAATTTGGGCAAGTTTCGCAATCATCTCCAGTTTCAACCCCGTTTTGGATGATGACGCTTACTGATGACGCGTTTTTCAATACACAGTTACTTTCTAAAATTCAAAGTAAAACCGGTAAAAAATTTACGCTTCAACGTGTGTATGCAAACGGACAAACGTTTGGTCAAGATGGGACTTATCACCAAGACGATTCTTCTGACGACACGTACACGTTTTGCATTTACATAAACAAACAAATTACAAATGAAACCGTTGATAACATTGGAGGAGAATTTGTTTTTAAATTATCGAACTCAGAAACCCAGTTTTCCCGTGTTATGGTAGAGCCTATATACAACCGAGGAATATTTTTTAAGTCTAATATTTTTCATAAAGGACTTGCATTTAACCGATACAATAAAGGACTGCGAATATCTGTCACATGGAAATTGAAACTTATTAATTAATAACTATATTATTTGAGACTCAATGTTATTCACTTAAAACTAAACTGCAGATATTATACTAAAATTACGAAAAACTAAACTAAAATGAATGACGTTGATGACGGGCCATTTGTATATGATAAAGACGACACCATTCTAAGTCTAAGTAGTACAGAAATAAAAAATGAACATTTAACTTCGATTGAAGTTGAAGAACGTGGAGAAAAGGGTAGTTGTATATTTACAGCCGCAAATTTTTTTACCGATTCTCAGTGTGACATTATGGTAGATTACATATTGAAACATTCTGCATTATGGGAAGAAAAGGACGTTGGTAATAATACATATAACAACGTCACATGCAAGTATATAACGTTAGATAATATGGTTCGATTAAATATACCATATTCAAAAGAACTGGACGACATTATTTTTAAATCGGTTGGCAAACTTTTAACCCAGCTTCGCGAGAGCAATCCGTCATTTACAGGTACACAAGATACAGGCTATACTCTGCGAAAAATTTATGGTGGTACTAAGTTGCACGCTGATGGGGTTCATTCTGAAAGGTCGGGGTTTAAAAACTTTGTGCGTTGCCTGTCTCTCATCATTGTTTTGAATGACGATTATGATGGTGGCGTTTTTTGTTTTCCAAATCAGGGCCTCAAGTTCCGTGTTCAAAAAGGTCAAGCGGTCATGTTTCCGCCGTACTGGACGCACCCTCATTCGGTGACCAGCGTCGGCGAGGGTCAGGCGCGGTACACCATTAACACCTGGATTTTGGAAAAGTTTATTGATTAACACCCGAAATAATGCCAATAATGCCTGTAACCAAAGGTACTAGATACAGATACTCTATCGTTACATGGTTTACATGGTTTAACTAGTTCATAAAAATGGATGATTCATTCAAAAACAAAAATAGACTGATTTCAATTTTATCGCATTTATGCTACAATTTGTTTTATTCAATTAATATATAAGAGACAACAACAGTTACTTTTTTTATTTTACTTACCTTAAATTACTTCTAATGAATGACCCCATAACCGCAGCACATCAAATTTGTAAAACATTTTCAAAAAATTATGGCGTCGATTGCAAAGATAAAACTGTAGACAGTTGTTATAGAAATATAGCAAAACAAGTCCATCCTGACAAGCATCCGAAAGACAAAGATAGGTTTACTCGTATTTTTCAAGACTTAGGCAATACCTACGAGGGGTGTAAAGACGTCTATCAAAATACATCATGCAATAGCGTTCCTGAGCCTGAATTAAGACCGAGTTCAAACCCAACCCGTGGTCCGCCATCACATCAGTCCCAAGAACAAGACCCTTACAGAGAAGCGTGGGAAAAGACGACAAGTGAAGTTCCAAAAGGTGCACCGTTCCAAGATTTTAAAACGAGGTTCATTGCCAATTTGATTCCACTTGTCACGAAAACCTGTTTGGCATTTGTTGCTTTTGGAATAGTGTACGTTAAAGTTACTAGCGGGAACAGCGGGAACAGCGGGAACAGCGTCATGCCACCCGGTTTAAACTTTGGTAGGGGGGGCACTAAGTTGAATGGCCATAAGACTACAAATCTTCCCAAATTGAATATGAGTAGAAGATTAGCAGCTGCAAATAGTAAATATTTCTCAAAAAGAGGAACCACGCCAAAAGGAAATGCCTCTTCTAGGTTAAACAGTGCCAGAGGGGATTACTATAATGACTTTGGAATTACACAAAGGTGGATTCCCGGTGCGAAGAGCAAATCAGGAGTCGGCCTTGCTGATATGGATTTTGGCTTGCCACCGCAAACGAGTCGGCATACCCGAAAGAGGGTAACCAGAGGAAGCATGGGAGTATCTCAACCACTTGCAGTTATGTTGTTAGTTAGCCTGATGTTAATCCCTGCCGTGTCTGCACAAGATGTACAAGCCATTAACTCGCTTGTAAATGAAGTGGCAACCCAGGCGGTGGACAATTCGGCAGCAGATATGAAAACCAGGATTGCACCCTTTGAATTCGAGAAACCAAATGCACTTGTGGGACTGGCAGATGATTCATACTATAACCGTGCAATAGACTTACTTTCCGGAGAAGATGCCATAGGTAAATTTAAACGGTTTTGTGCTGAAAATGGAGTTCCAAAAGAGAGTTGTTCAACCTCTGAAATTAATAAACAAGTGGCCGAATTTAAACAGATGGTATCGGAGTTACCTGGAGTATTTAGGAATGCCTTTTCCAAAGTTGTAAGTCCAGGTTATCAAACCTCCAAATGCACTAGGTTCGGAAAACCGGCCGGCTTTAAAGAAGAACGTGTATTAGTAAGCGAAGGATTTGTTCCTAGTTGGAACACCTACGAAAATGTCCCGGTACAACAGTTTGAGGGTTGCGCATATCCAATATCAGATGTTGTGAGTGTGACGTTTGATGATAAAAATAACCCCGTGTTAACTATCAACAGTGAAAAACTTGTGCACAACATGAAAGAGTTGGAGAAGTTCTTACCGAAATACTGCCCCGGTCCCGATATACGGGTGATTGTTCCAAAATATGAGCGCACATCAAATTTACAAAAGTTTATGCAAGCCCTCTTTGAAAAAATTAATGTAAACGACTTGAACAGTATGAACCCGGCATCGGTATACAACCAGTGTATGATTGGTCGGATAACACAAGACATTTTTGAAACAGTATTCACACTGCTACATGAACAGCAGATTTCCAAAACCGATATTACTTCTGCCGCATTTAGCGAGTTGTTTAATTTATTAGAGGTTGCTGTTAACCCAAAAGCATTTTTATTCGAAAGCACTGAAAAGATGGACAAATTTAACAAGGCTGTATTGGAAGCCGCCAAGTCTAAAACGTGGTCAGGGATGGCGCTTAATGCTGCCAAGGATGTTGGAAATCTTGCCGGTTCGGCGGTAGCCGGTACTGTATTTGGAATGTTTGAAGCCTTTTATGATATGAGGACTATTTACGCATTGGGGAGTTTGGTAGGCGTTTGTTTTGTTTTCAGTATATGCGCGCGATTTTTAAATCCGTTTGCGATTTTTAGGTCTGGAATACCTGAATTACCATCCATACCGTTCATGAGACCGCGGGTTGCTACTGCTCCTGCTCCTGCTTCTGCTCAACCTCTTGCTATTGCTCCTGCAACTGCTTCTGCTCAACATCTTGCTATTGCTCCTGCTACTGCTTCTGCTCAACCTCTTGCTATTGCCGCTCCTGCTTCTGCTCAACCTCTTGCTCTTGCTCCTGCTACTGCTTCTGCTCAACCTCTTGCTATTGTCAATGATGCGGCATACGGTGGAAGGCGTATGCAAAGGAGCAAGCGCAACCATAAATCTACCGTGCACAAAAAACGCAAAGGGGCTAGGGCTAGGGCTAGCAATCGCTACCGCCGCTCCCATAAACATACATAAATGGGACGTGAATGAATGAATGCACAATTATTATTTTTATTTTTTTTTACCAATCATCAAAAAAAAGTAAAACTATTAAATTATGGAGTATAGAGTATAAAAAGTATACGATAAGATTAAGACAATATACCCGAAATGGACTTTGATTTGAACATTGACAACTACACCGTTGACGAGCTGGAGGATTTTTTCATGCTGGGGCGCTCGGCCGGCATCCCAATCTACGACTCCACCGTTGTTGAACGCAAGCGCGACGTGCTGTGCCGCAAGCTCACAGGCGACCCGTCCGTTCCGGTGGAAAAGAAGGCCAGCATAATGGCGTTTTTAGAGCAAGCCAGTGACCGCATCAACGCGTACACGCGCGGTTCGGGGCTAGGTTCCGGTGTTCGCAACGACAGCGGCGGCCACCCGTACGATGCGGATGGAAGCGCGTTTTTGCCGCCGACGCGGACCCCACAGTCCGCTTCCGCAGCGTTTGCTAGCTTGCAGAACACGGTGGTGCAAGAGGGGTCGCACTTGTTGATTCAGCACCCCAGTTCAATCCACAATTCAACGATGGACGCCGCCGCAGCCTCAGCCTTATCCTCAGCCTCTGCATCCGCATCCGCGTCCGCGTCCGCATCCGCCGCTGCATCGTCACACGGAGTCATCAACCCGGTACACCGTCGCACCGTGCGGCGCGCGCTCAACGTGGACACGCGCTTTCGGCCCAACTACGCGTCCACCAAGAGTACCGACATCCAGCTCACGCTGCCGTACCGGTTTGAAAAAGTGGTCGGCTTCCGCGTGGCAGCCGTGGAAATGCCAATCACGTACTACGCGGTCAGCGCGGAGCTGGGCAACCACGTGTTTCGTGTGGACTGGGTGGACGCCTTGACGCCCGGGCTCACCACCGAACAGCGGACTCACTCGGACTTGATTGTGTTGCCCGACGGCAACTACGAGACGTCGTTCGATTCGACGTCGGACACGAACCTGGCCACCATTGAGGCAACTATCAACACGCTGTTGCGCGCGTGCCCGGCGGGACGGGATGATGGCGTGTTGCGACTGCGGTACACCGTGGACCGCGTCAGCGGGCGCAGCGTGTTTGCGCAAGACGCGTCGCTGGCCGGGGTAATTACGCCCGTGCCGTTCACGCTGGTGTTCAATGTGGACAGCACTGGACGCACCGTCGAAAACGCGGCGCTGCCCATGTTTTTGGGGTGGGGCATGGGGTTTCGTGCCGGGACGTACAACCCGGCCGGCACAGGAAGCGGTGCTCAAGCCACTACCGGAACTACCGCAATGGCCGTGATTTCGGAAGGGATTTGCTGCATTCAGGGGCCGCGCTACGCGTTCATTGCGATTGACGACTACAACAACAACGTGAACAACTACTTCATTTCAGCGTACAAGGACTCGGTGTCGTCGCCGAACGTGGTGGCGCGTCTGAACTTGAACAACCTGCGCCAGTCGGACAGCGTGTACCGAATCGGGCAGGACGACGGCATCAGCGGTCAGCTGGATTTCCGCACGCGCGTGTACTTTGGGCCGGTCGACATTCAAAAAATGCGCATCACCGTGCTGGACGAGTTCGGCCGCGTGCTCAACTTGAACAACATGGACTGGAGCATGGCGCTGGTGTTTGACTGCATGTACGAGTGAGCGCGCGCAGAGCTGTGTTTTCTTGAATGTTTTATTATCTATGATATCTATATAGTATTTTAGGTTTTAGATAACAGTATGGCCAGACGTTATTCTGACTACGAGTCGTACTTGGCAACCGTAAAATCAAACAATTTAGGAACGTACTTGTCGAACCAAAACTTTGTTCAGTTGACTGAACGCATTGACACAATTCGTAAATCGGTTGAAACGCTGTACGTGTCCCCATCGGCTTCAAGCGAGATTGAGATTGACCCGATAGCCAGTATGACCATACTGGCCAAGCCGGTCGATAACACGGGGCCTACACCCGAATTCTCGTGTGTTATGCGGCTTCCGGCCAACTCCACGATTCCCAACGGCACTGTGAAAACCATTGTAAACACGTGCGAAATAACGAGCACGACCCCCATTTACATCTACTCCAAAAATACGGAAACCAACTTGGGAGGGTTCAATGGAGACTTTAACTGCTACGTAATTCCGGCAGCATACGACACGCTGGAACTGTGTTGGATTTCCGCAACCCAACTATGGTTTGCGAAACGGTACGGGTTTGGCGGACACTTTATCAACATTGATATTACATAACATAACATAAGGAATGGCGGTGCGTAAAAATTGGAGATATGCATAAACGTAAAAAAAGAATAAAAAAAGAAAACGAAAAAAAAAGAAGAAAGAAAACGAGAAAAAAATAGTAAAAAAAAAAATACTACTGATAAGTATAACAAAATGTCATCATCGTCGATTATTTCAAGCTTGCCCCCGGTTATCTCAGGAGATGGGTTGTTCGCGGTACAGAACGTGGTTCCAACTACGACTAGCGGATTGTTCGCACCGGGTGAAGGAGACATTTCGTCCAACTCATACAGTTACCCGCTCATGAACCCGGCTGCCATTGTCGGAACCGAAACGCAGCCGTACATGAACATTGCGCTTCCCGCATACATTTCCACCCTCTATGACAACGTGTACAAAATCAACACCAATTTGAAAAACTCGATTTCTACTGCCGCCATAAACAACCGCGAGTACCCCACATCGTACGCCGTTCAGCAATACGTGCAGGAACAAATCGCCGGCACTCAAATCATAAACGGTCAAACCGGAAACAACACGTATACCGTGAACACTACTATGACCAACACGGTTATTACCACTGCAAACACCGCGGCTCTTGGGTTTTCGTACTCTAAGAGCGGGCATGCGGGTATAAAAACCATTGCCATGTACTGGATGGACACCTCCGCAAACGCTCCCCGAAACGGCGCAACCAAGACCGTCATGTTTTCTGCTGACAATTACTTGAAGGATGCCGAAGGGAATATTACCCACAACCTGGCCTTCTTGTACGCTGGCGACTCGTCCAATTTTTTGAATTTGGGTCAGACCTACAAGTATTACCAATTTGTTGCTCGCGGTGACTTCCTGGACTTTATCCAGAACTACAATAGCAGCACCAACAGCTGGGAGTGGATGGTTAAGGACAGTCTGGGTAACTTTTCAAACACTGTGAATGTTGGCAGCGCCATCAGCGACTACAATGAGAGCATGCCTACTCCCGCTTCCGGAATTACGGTCAGTACGTAAAAGTAATATATAAATATATAGATATATAGACACTAGACAGTGTAATTATATTTATATATATGTCAACGGCGTCAAAAAATAGCAACCTCGACTTCGATTTGGACTTGAACATTGACAACTACTCGTTTGCCGATGTGCTGAACTTGTTTCAGTTGAAGCCGGGCCATGCCGGCATCGCGATTACAGACGGGGACCTCCGGCGGTGCAGAGAAACGGTGGACAAACTTCATCCCAGCCACAGCAACCTGAGTATCGACTACTACAACTTTTTCAACCGCGCGTACGAGGTGCTGGAGTCCAAGTCGGTCAAGTCGTCCAAGCCCACAGGGAAGATGGGGGCGATGCGTGGGCGTGGAATGGCGGTGGCGGTGGAGGCGGCGGCGGCGGCGGCGGGGACCGAGGGGGCGACGTACGTGCCTTACACGGGAGACGGAAGTCGCGACTACCCCCAGGGGGGCGAGGAGTCAGGCGAAGGGGGCGGCGGCGAAGGGGCTGGCGGCGAAGGAGCTAGCAGCGAAAGGGTGAGTAGAGGACACATGCCGTACGGGTTCTACAGCGTGGCTCAGAGCAATCCGCATCGGGAGGCGAGAGTTGCCGCGCTGGAAGCGGGCGCCGCTGCTGCGGCACAAACCACGGCTGCCGCTGCCGCTGCGCGCATTGCTTCCGTGCCCCCCAGCAGTTCGCTGCTTGGGTACTACACGCCGCAAGCGTTCAGCACGCGAATGGTGACCATCCACACCGATGACCGCGACATTTTGAAGTACCCGTTTGAAAACGCGTTTGAAGTTGTGCTGCCAGCGGTCATCAAGCACGCCATCTCCGTGGAACTGTTTGACATTTCGTTGCCGACGGTGTACTACAACGTGTCGACGCACCTTCAAAACACAAAAATGTGGGTCAGTGTTCCACTCTACTTTATCGCGCCGATTGAAGTGGAAGTGCAGTCGGGCCGCTACACGCCTGACCAGCTGTGCGCGGAGCTGACGCTACAGCTGAATCGGGCCATGTCCGCCAAGCTGCACGCGGTCGGCGCGTTTTCGTCTCCCAGCACGCAGTACACCAAGTTCAGCGTAACCTACAACGCCATCACACGACGAGTGTCCTTTTTGAATACGGAAGACGAGTATGTTTTGCGGTTTGACATTCCAACTGAGTACGCTCAAGACCCCGGTGTGCCGCGGTTCGAGTCGTGGAAGCTGTTGAAACACTGGGGGCTGGGATACAACCTGGGGTTCAACAAGCTTCCGTACGAAGTAACGCGCGCAAGCTCCAACTTGGGGATTACATCGTCCCAAATGGCGGACATCGAAGTGCCGACCACCATTTACATGGACCTTGACCCGTTCAACTGGATTGACGAAGTGTCCCCTTTTTCAGTCGCGACTACGGACTCGTACAATGGCGACTTCAGCGGACGCGTGAATAACTCGTTTGCAAAACTGGTGCTTTCAACGACGACCGGCTTCAACGCCAGCGCCAGCGCCAACAACAACGGGTATGTCCCTGTTAAAAAATTTAAAAGGGTGCTGCCCCAAACGGTTGAAAAGGTGGGGCGCTTGAAAGTCAAGTTTCGGTATCACACCGGCATGCTGGTGGACTTTCAACAGCAGGGCTTTGACTTTTCGTTGAAGTTTGAGTGCCGGTTTGTTTGACGGTTGTGTTTGGTTTGGTGTAAGTTACACGCTGTCCCCACGTCGACAGTTGAGACGGGCGTTCACGATGGCGTTGTTGACCGCGCGATTCAAGTCGGCTTGCGTTATGGTGGAGCACTGTTTGATTTTCCACGAAATGTCGCCGTACGTTTTGGAGTCGCTCTTGTCGCTGTACGCGTTGCTTTCCGCCATCCCGACCAAGTCGTCGGATGTGACGTTCAATCCGCCAATCATGGGTTCTTGCTTCTGTAAGACGCGGCGCACGGACTCTACCGCGCCAAATAGGACGAGCACTAAAACCGCACCCAAAATCCATGAAGCAGCTGTTTTCGATTTCATTCAGTTTTTTAGCTTTTAGCTTTTAGCTTTCAGCTTTTTAGCGTTTATGCGGTTATGCTTTTTATTATTACTATAGATAAAATAAGTAAAAATAAGTAAAAATAAGTAAAAATAAGTAAAAATTAATCAATACTAAATGGCTGGAATGGGGGCGGGTCTACGTGCCAAAGACGCGGCTGCGAATGCCGGGGCTGCTGCCAAAGACGCGGCTGCGAATGCCGGGGCTGCTGCCAAAGCGGGTCTGGCAAATGCCGGGGCTGCTGCCAAAGCGGGGCTGGCAAATGCCGGGGCTGCTGCCAAAGATGCTCTTGCTGGAATTGCCAAAAATAAAGAAGGATTTCCCACCCTTTTACCCGGGTTTCGAATAACTATGTTAATGGTGTTGGTTGGATTAGTGGCTGGTTTCATTATTGTTGGAATTATTTATGTTATCCACTATACGGAATCAACCAAAAAAATGCTCATATTTATCAGCATTATTGTGTTGGTGATTTTTGGGGTGTGCATCAAAAAGTCCCCTCGCGCGTACCTGTTTTCACTTTTGAGCATTGTCATGTTGCTTGCCGCTATGGGCTTTGGATTCATTTACGATTTTCCGTTTCCGTTTCGAGTTGTGGCCGGATGCCTTGCGTTAGGTGCGGGACTTATCAAAGTCTATTTTTACTAATAAATTGATTTATAAATTGATTCATAAAATGATTCTTGATTATATTATATACAAACCTATCATTTTAAAGCGTAATGGGTCCGGTTGTATACTACGGATGGTACTGCTCTGCCATACAACAGCTTCGCGTTGACAATCCCAGCTACCACACGTTTCGCGGCAAAGTGATTCAAGCCCCACCGTATGCGTACTACTCCACTCCGGACGGACGTACCGTGCTTGTTACGGAAGTTACCGAGTCCAGCACGCCCACCGAGCGCCAAGTTAAAAACGGTGACCTCTTTTTAGGCGAAGTTACCACGTGCTGCGCGCGGTCGTACACTCGTCGTCCCAATAATTCAATTCATTGCATCTACAAAAAAGTATTGCAAAACGAGTGCCACACCGAACAGAATTACACCTAGGCCGGTGTATATGGGGTCGGTCCATGCCACCCCGGTGTCAATGATTTTGTGCAGTGTTTTCCCCATTTCCTCACGTATGAAGTTGGGAAACGTGATGAGCCAGCACGCCACGAGTGCCAAGGATGCAATGCCGACGCGTTTGACAACCTCGTTTGAAGTGAATACAACGGTTGTGCCGACAACTAGCGTAACCAGAAACGTGACTGCCGACATGGACGCGTAATCACGTATTTTGTTGAGCACATCCGAATTTGACATTTTCACACCGTACATCAGGAAATAAAGTATTGCAACTACAAAGAAAATAACAAAGAACATTACCGGAAGGTACAAATACATACCCGAAATTTCCACCTTTACATCGCGCCAAAAGAGCGGGGCGACTACGGACGTTACAACAACGACACCTATGAGCCCGAGCACAAAAAGAATGGCATATTTGTCGAGTTGCGTGAGCATGGTTAGGGATTTGGGGAGTGGGGTTATTTATTATGTATTTTTTTTATTTTTTTGATATTTTTTTTCAGGATGATAAATTTCGTGGTACGTTTATTTTCCGTATTTTGATTTTGATTTTGATTTTATTATAGTAATATATAATAATATTCATTATTAACTGTGTTGTTTATAACTAACCAAAATGTCATTTCTTAAAAACCGGCCGATTATTCGCGATGAGCGCGGATGCATCATTACCGCTTGTGAAGCGATTGTTGAACCGGCCACTTACATTGCAGGTCGCAAGTACGCCACACCGCCTAGCACGGGTGCCACACAAAAGCGCATTTTAAAAACCGTGCGGCTGGCCAGCTCCGACTATGTGAACAGCCTGGTTCCGCAGGCGGTGTTTGACCCACCGGCCGTGGTGGGGCAGCTGCCCTGGCACAACGGCAGCGACCGCGCGGTTGCGGGCGTGGTCCGTGTCAACGTTCCGTCACACGGCGACTCAACCAGTCGCAGCTTGACACGGGCTCGACCTGGCGCGTGCAGCGCTGCCGGACGCGGAGTGGACATAAAACATGCGTCTTATGACCGGTACTTGGCCAAGCTGAAGGGGCGGACCGTTGGGCGCTCGTGCTCCAGCTCGAGCCCCGTTGTGCCCATTCGAGGCAACAAAACGCAGTACTTTGCGGTCGCGCATTCCGACACGTGTGCGCGTTATTAAAACTAAAAAATAAAAAATAAAAATAAAAATAAATATACAGTATTACATAACACAAAATCTTGCGTTTTTATTTTTTATTTTTTATTTTTTAGTTTTTTTCCATTCTCCATGCGTGACACACAAAGTAGAATGAAGGCAAAAAGTATTGTAAAAAGGAGTATGAGTCCATCCCGAATCCAACGACCAAGTGCGCAAGTGAGCATGCAATGCATGCAGGGCGAAGATGGCAAATACTATTACGTGGCACTGGACCCGTACAACGCGAGCCATTTAGAAATAATAGACCGGGTAAGTCCGTTGCTTGTGAATCCAACGCCGGACAAGTTTGAAAAAGGCGCGCTTTACACATACATTATAGCATCGATTATCACAAAAAACCCGGGTACAGGAAGCGATGTTCAACTAACTCCGCCTAAGTTGTACGCGTGCAAAGCCCAAAACATATTTGAATTTGGTACTAAGCACCATCACATTTTTTATCGCATGGCTCTAACTCCCGAACTGCATGATGTTGCACAACAGAATAGGATTGAGTTGAACAAGGTGGAGTACGCGCTCTACGTTTCAGGTGAAATACAGTGCATCAAACCCACGGACTTGATGTTTAATTTTTTTTCAGGCACATACAAAATGCAGCGTGTAATTCCAGCTAACCGTGTAAGTCATGAGGAAAAATTTGTAACAGGTGTCATGAACTCAATTCATTCGAGTTACACGATTCACTTCAGTCACAAAGCATTTATAACGTCCAGCACTGTGCCCGTTACGCGCGACCAGCTCGCGTTCTTTAACCAAAACGGAATTGCGACCTTTGCGTTCGACACCCGGGTAGGGTGTAATCGAATGCACAGTCGGGTGCTGCGTTTCAAAAACATTGAACGCCGAGAAATGACTCCAGATGAACTGATACAAGCGTATGAAGCTGAAACAACCGTTCCGACACATACCACGCATTCCGTTGTTGCTGCGCCTTCCGCTAGTTGGTTATCACTGTCGTCTATTGGTTCTGCGATTGGTTCTGCTGCTTCTTCCGTGTATTCAAAATTGCAGTCGTACGCGGGTTATCCAAACCCAATACAACAACCCGCTCCTGTCCAGCAAACGCCTCTTCACGGAATGAAAACGTCCGAGCTGGTTGAACTAGCGCGACAATTGAACGTGTATATTCCGCAAGGAGCTGACCGGTACGATATTATAAAACAGCTGGAGGCATCGGGCCGACGCGGTGGCCGTGGTAAAAAACGAACAACGCACAAACCTCGAACGCGAAACAACAAGCAAAAAAGGTCTAGTCGGTCGTCTAGTAGGAGCCGCCGTTCAGCGTAATAAATGGAATAAATAAAATAAGTTAGTACTCGTACAACGACTTGGCGGCAAAGGTGAACGACCAGTCGTTTCCGTTCAAATTCACGGTGAAGCCGTTGTCGTCCACCAGCGTGATTTTGAGCCGTTGCAGTGTCACGGGACCGAAGTAGTCGCGCGTGTACGCGGCTAGCGCGGGACTGGCGTCCGTAATTGCGGACCCCACGGTGAGCCCGTTTTTATTGAAGTTAATCATGGCAAACACGTTGGACGAGGTGGGTTCCGCCACGCGGTCCACGCGCGTCAAGTCCCGGTTGCGCCGGATTTCGTTCACCGTGTACAGCTGCGCTTCCGTCAGCGTGCGCGGCTCGGACGGAATGTTGACCGTGATTTTATCGGCGGGTCCGCCGAACGGGTCGGGAATGCTTTCGCACGGAATGTCGGCGTCGTAATAGTACGGCGCGTCCAGACGCGTCTCTGTGTTGGTCACGCTCACCACACCGCCGTTGATGCGGTTGTTCTTGTAGTCTTCCAGCACCAGCATGAAGTACTTGGGGCCGTATGTGTCAATCACGGCTTCGCTGATGAGGGTGTACCCGGACCCGGCGGTGAGGGTGGCCGGCACGTCGTACACCATGCCGTCCAGGGCAAAGCTGTTGTACAGCACGCTGGTGTGCACGCTGTTGCTGCGAAAGCCCAGAATCCAGCCAAGGCAGTTGTTGATTTTGTTGCTTTGGCGGCAGCTGGCGCCGCAGTCCAGCACGCGCCTCGGGTCGAAAAACGTCAACTTGAATTTTACGGTGCCGCCCGACGTGTTTTGGAACATGCACTTTCCGGTGGTTTCCACGTATGAAGCCGTGAGATTGGTGGCGGTGGCGGTGGCGGTGGCGGTTGTGCCCGGTTTTTTGATGAGCGTGCTTTCATCCGTGGCGGAGAGGCGGGACTGAATTTCAGCCATGAGCGCGACGGGTGTGTAGTTGCCGGTGGCGACGGTGATTGTGGTGGTCACGCTGTTGGCGTCACCGCCGCTGACGGGGTCGATTTGCGTGGCGGTAATGTGGAAACAGTTGGTACCCGTTGCGGCGTCGACCGCGTACCACGAGTACGGGAGCGTAATGGAGAGCATTTGCAGGGACACCACGTTCTTGAGCTCTTCGCTGAGCTGGACATTGAAGTTGGTGCTGGACGACGCGCCTGCGGGGTCGGTCGTGTGCGGAAACAGGGTTGCACGGCGCTTGCTATTGATGACCACGATGCGCGTGTACATGTTGCGCAGCGTGGGGTTCATGGTGCCTTGCGCAATTGGCACATTGTACGCACTGGGAATACTCAACTGCCGCTGTTTCATGATGTAGTGCCCGTTTTCATCCACTGCCAGCTCGAACTGGTTTTGGCGGTTGGTGGCGCCGAGCTGGGCGCCTTGGCTTGCACGGTACGCGCGTTCGCTCATAGGGTCTGCGTCTGCGGTGGTGGGGGTGGGGGTATTTACTTTGGTAACTGTTCCCGTGCATTCTGGGTTAGTGCCCGTGAACTTGGCGTTCACTTTGATGGCTTTAGTGGAGGCGGTGGTTATGACGGTTAAAACCAAGAGTTGATGGTCGCTTGTTGCTGCTGCG